ACCCGGCTATGGGGTACAGAATTGCAGAAAAGACAGTCGAAAACGAATACGACACTATGGAGCTGAGCGGCTTTGCTCGTGAAAGGCTTGGATGGTGGACGCCTGTCGTTTCAAACAAGATAGATTATGCAATCCCCGCGGAGACGTTCGACGCCTGCAAGAGCACGGAGCCGAAGCCGGAAGGCAAGACGGCCTACGGCGTGAAGTTCTCGGCGGACGGAACGCTCGCCACGCTTGCCGGAGCGGTGATCCCGAAGGACGGCGCGGCGCGCATCTCGCTCATTGAACAGCGCCCCACCGGCCACGGCACGCGATGGCTTGCCGATTGGCTGAACGAGCGGGCGGACAAGGCCAGCTGCGTGGTCATCGACGGACGGAACGGTGCGGACGTGCTCGTGGACAAGATCGCCGACACATGGAAGCACAAAAACAGCGTCGTGCGGCCTTCCGCGAAGGATGTCGTGGCGGCTGCCGGCACGCTGTGCGATGCGCTGGCGGAGCAGACCGTCACATGGTACGAGCCGCAGGAACAGCTCCGCGAGAGCGCTGTCACGTCGGTGAAGCGACCCATCGGCGGTGGCTGGGGATTTGGCGGCGACAACTCCGGCCCGATAGAGGCGTGCGCCCTTGCATTGTGGGGCGCGAAAAACAGTAAGAGAGACCCGACCAGGAGGATGAAGATAGGATGATTCTTGCAGTTGCGAACGTGCGCGGACTTCCCGACCGGGAGCGCGCCATGCTGGCAAAGCTCCTCGACACATACAACAGCCACGCGATCAAGAATGACCAGAAGAACAAATACTATGAGGGCAAGATCAGCGTCGGCTCGGTCAACCTCGGCCTCGCGCTTCCCAAGGGCATCGGCAAGCTGGAGATCGGCTGCGCGTGGGGTGCGAAGACGGTGGATGTTCTGGCGGCTCGTTCGATGTTCGACGGTTTCGTGGATCTGAACGGCAACACGGTCTCGGCGCTTGACGGCATCGTGACGGACAACCGCCTCGTTGCGGAGTACATGAAAGCCTGCCGCGATGAGTTGCTGTACGGTTCGTCCTTCGCCACGCTCTCCCGTGACCCGAAGATCGGGTGCAAAATCCGCTTCCATTCTCCGCGCACCGCCGCGGCGGAGTGGGACGGCGAGGCCGGGCGCATCGCCTACGGCATGGCCATCATCGACACCGCGCCGGACAACAACTCGCAGACGTGGATTCCGTCCATCGTCAACCTCTACACGGACACGGACATCTGGGTGCTGACCAGGAGCGGGTCTGAGTGGAGTGCCGAGCGCTTCCCGCAGAAGATGGGGCGGCCTCTGATGGAGCCGCTGATCTGGAACGCGACGAGCGACAAGCCGTTCGGGCGCTCCCGCATCAAGGAGCCCGTGCGGCGGCTGATAGATTCGTATGTCCGCACCATCGCAAACGCGACCATCGGTCTGGAGTTCTCCACATCGCCGCAGAAGTATCTGCTGGGCGTGACGGACGACCAGTATGACGCGATTGTGAATGATAAGTTCCGGCAGTACGTCGGCTCCATCATCGCCTCGACGGTGAACCCGGAGACGGGCGAAAAGCCCAGCTTCGGACAGCTGCCGCAGGGCAATATCACTCCGCACGTTGACATGTTGCGGATGCTTGCGACGCAGTTTTCGGCGGCCACCGGCCTGACGGTCTCTGACACCGGCGTGGTGAACGACGCGAACCCGACGAGCTCCGACGCCATCCAGGCTCAGAGCGTGACGCTCGTCCAACTGGCGGAGCAGCTCAACACCGGCAACGGCGACGCCCTCCGCGTGATCGCGCAGATGGCGCTGGCGGTGGCGAACAACACAACGCTCGACAAGCTCACTGACGACGAGCTCGGCCTCGTGGCTCACTTCAAAGACCCGTCGCTCCCGTCGCTCGCCGCGACCGCCGACGCCGCGCTGAAAATCGCGACGAACCGTCCGGCCTTCGCCTCGACGGACGTATACCTTGAGATGATGGGATTCTCGCAGGCGGACATCCGGCGCATCAACGCGCAGGAGCAGCGGGCGCGCGGTCTGGCGGTGCTTGAGGAGATGGATGTTGAATGACAATTTCCTCCACGGCGTGGACTGCGTTTCTTGCGCGCCTCCGTAAGGTGAACGACGCGGCGACCGATAAGATGCTGAAATACATCGAACGTTACGGTATGCCGCAGACGCAGGAACAGATAAACGCCGCTATCGACTACGCCTTCGGGCTTGCGACGAAGTACGGCGAAGCCGCCGCGGAGCTTGCGTGCCAGATGTATGACGCGACCGCGCTGGCATCCGGCGTCATGCTTCCCGCGTCCGAGCCTGCCGCCACGGCTACGATGCACGAAGTGGCGAAGGCCATACAGGGCACGGTGAAGACCGGGAACGCAAACATTGTCGCCTCCGCCGTAGGGCGGTGGGTGAAGATGGGCGGCGTGGACACGACCATGCAGAACGCCATCCGAGACGGCGCTGAGTGGGCGTGGATTCCGCACGGCGAGACGTGCGCGTTCTGTATCACTCTCGCCTCCCGCGGCTGGCAGAGAGCCAGCAAAAAGGCGCTGAGAGGCGGTCACGCTGAACACATCCACGCAAACTGTGACTGTACATACTCCATCCGGTTCGACAGCCGGACGAGCGTGGCCGGATATGACCCGGACAAGTACCGCGCCATGTATAACAGCACGAGCGGGTCACCGGAAGATAAGATAAACGCTATGCGGCGCGCGGCCTACGCCGAGAACAAGGCGGACGGCTTGCTGGACAGCTCCATCATGGAAGAAATCAATATCACATAAAAGCGGGAGGCTGACGAGCCTCTCATTTTTATACAAATTTTTGACCGGAATGTCGTAAAACTACCGACCGCAGAGAGGCAACCTCGTACAAAAGCGTAGCGGAGAAAGGACACATATGAAACGCACAGACATCTCCGAGATCTTCCCGGAAGCGACCGACGAGCAGATCAAGAAGCTCATGGACATCAACGGCGCGGACATCAACTCCGCCAAGAAAGGCATGACCGACTTGCAGGCACAGCTCACAGCGGCGCAGGAGGAAAACCAGCGCATACAGAGCGCGGTGCCCTCCGAAGACACGCAGAAGCAGCTGGAAGCCCTGCGAAATGAACTGGAAGGCATGAAACAGGCCGAGACCATGCGCGCGATGCGCGAGAAGGTCGCAAACGAAAAGGGAATCCCGGTCAGCCTTCTGACCGGCGAAGACGAGGAAGCCTGTGCAGCGCAGGCCGACGCGCTTCTGACATTCGCAAAGGGATTCAACTATCCCACGGTGCCAGACGGCGGGGAGGTCAAAAACCCCGGAATCACCAAGGCCGACATTCTCGCTCTCCCGGAGCGGCAGAGGCTGAAGGCGATCCAAGAACACATCGACCTATTTTCTTAAAGGAGAACTAAAAAATGGCGAACGAAATCCTTGCTGTTGCCGCGAAGGCACAGGACATCAATTTTGTTACGAAGTTCGAGAGCGACCTGCACAACCTGCTGGCCGTCCTCGGAAAGAGCGAAGTGCAGGTCATGGCTCCCGGCTCCGCCTTCAAGATCTACAACGTCTCCGGCACCCTGCCTACCGCTGCGGTCGCCGAGAAGGCTCTGATCCCCGATGCCGGCATCGCCGCCGACAATGGCACGGTCGTGGCTCTGACCTATAAGAAGTACCGCAACCTCACCGGCATCGAGAGCATCGGCCAGAAGGGCTATGACGTGGCCGTCGGCGCTACCAACGACGCGCTGCTGAAGCTCGTCCAGAAGAACGTGCGCGCCAGCATCTATACGGGCATCGCCACTGGCACGGGCACCGCCACCGGCGCCACCTTCCAGGCGAAGGTCGCCGCCGCTGCTGCCGCTGTTGCGGTGAAGTTCGAGGACGAGGCTTACACTCCCGTCTTCTTCGCTAACCCCACCGACGCTTACGGCTACCTCGGCACCGCTTCCATCTCCATCCAGCAGGCCTCCGGCCTTGCCTATCTGGCCAGCTTCATGGGCATCGGCAACGTGATCCTCGACAGCAACGTCCCCGCCGGCACCGTCATCGGCACCGCCGTGGAGAACCTCGAAGTTGTCGCGGCTTCCATCGCCTCCATCCCCGGCATGGAGATGACCACCGACGCGAGCGGCATCATCGCCGTCCACAACGGCGCGCTGTACGAGAACGGCGCTATCCAGACCGTCGCTTACTGCGGCCTCGCCGTGAAGCCGGTCTTCC